TCTCCTTTTTCATTAGACCATATTTTGCCATTATGAATCAGATACTTAACTCGCTTATCTGTTCTTAATGAAACAAAAAGTTTTTGTGCATCTACCCCATTGACAGGATCGTGTGTTAAATCTGCAGCGTAACCAGTATCGTGATCTGATTTGATACCAGCCTTTAAGTCCATTGCTATATGTGCAGCAGATGGCAGTAAGCCATCAGACTTTTTGCTTCGCTTTGGCCATTTGGCTGTAGCCTGAGACAGCACTGCTTTGCAGGCTGGCTGTGGTACTACTGGCATTACGCTTCCGCCTTTGCTTTAATTATTTCTATCTCTGTTTTAATTATTTGTTGGTTCTCAACTAAATGATCTACCTTATTAATAAGACCAGTATGACCATCGTTGTATAAGGCATACTCAATACGATCTAGCCGTCTTGATAGTTCGTTTAGACATTCAACTATTGGTCTGATCTGATTGGTAATTTCTTCCATATGTTTTTCAATAGATTTTTGTACACCAAATTGGAATACACCCCAAAGGATTAATGCCAGACCGCCACCTACGAAACCGTAGTTGTAAATGATCTGCGATATATTTACATCTAACATACCTGTTATACCGTTCTAAACTCTACGTAACAGATACCACCAAACCCAGTAAAGCGTCTCTCAGGTGGGGTCATACGTACAAACTGGACAGATTCAATTACGCCCTGCACTGTTTCTTTATTGGTAAAATCTTGGAAAGTAATAACGTTTCCTGGTTCTTCTAACGCTTCAAGGGCTGCAATACGCTCAGATGCTCTACCTTCGTAGCCAACTGGCATATTGTATCTATCGCCTTCAAAGTCATAATTCATTATTGGAATATTAATTACACGTTGACGGTGAACTGCAGGCAAAGCCTTCAGTTGGTAACCAGTAAATACTGGGCTAGAAGCCAAGTCGTTACTTGGGTATAGGTCAAAGCGTAGGGCTAATGCTGGTTGCTCGTGAGGAATATTAGTTGCAATATCTTGGCTAAAGTTAAAACTATTATCAGCAATAATAATGCTAGTTACATCGCCATCTTCTGCAACAGTTGATACACCAATTTTACCTGGAATAGGATTTTCAACATTTAACTTAACTAACTTAAAATGTTTATCTTCAAGGGTTAAGTAACGGATTAGACCTGATTGGAAGTAACCATTACTGCATAGATTATTTGATTGGATATATGTTCCATATCCAGCAGATGCAATAGCAAGTTTATTGCTACGACCCCAGATGGCTACACCAGATACTGCTGCGGTATTAGGTACACGCAAGTGTGTGGCATAAGCCATTAGGTTAGGTGAGATCTCTCGGCTTAAATCAATCTTAACTAAGCCAGATGAGTAAGTTCCATCACCATTATCAATATAATTATCTACTGTGCAATAGGCATAGCGATCATTAAAGGTAACATCTTTAACTGGTGCGCCATTAAGGGTTGTGCCAAAGGCGGTGTTATATCCATTTGTAACTACAGTCAATGGACCATAAGTAATGTAACCAGATGATACGAAACCAGAGGTATCAATCTGTCCTACACGGACACCTTTGTTAGTTCCAAAGATCATATATTTGCCAATGTAAGAACCAAGAGCAGTTACATACTCACCCCTTGGCATATCAGCAGCGGTTACTGCCTTGTTAAGTAGCGGTACATTTCCTGTTGTATCTAAAGATAAGCGATATACAGTTGATGAATCACCTGAGTAGCCAGCGGTATAGATAGCATTTGGTCCTTCACAAATACCACTCCAAATCCAAGTAGCATTTGGATGAGCATAGATAGGCAAGTTGTTATTAGTTGCTAATACTGCAGTTCCAGTTAGACCAGTTGTTTGATCTTGGTCTGCGTGATTATGATAGTAAGAAAACTCTGTTGAAGATGGTACCGCAGTTACTGTCCAAGTACCATTATAGGCGGCGCTAATTGATGCAACAGTTACCTGAGATCCAACTTGAAAGTTGTGTGCGGTTGAATCAGTTTTTAATGTAGCAATATTATTAGATAGATTTGCAGCCGTTACTGTGTAAGAGGTGATTGGTACAATTTCAAATAAAGAGTTATTAATGCCAGCAATAAGGCGTTGCTTAACCCAAGCCAACTTAACTGCAGTTACTGTACCTACGCTTGCTGGGTGGGTAAAGATACTTGTACCATTTGTTGTACCAGTCAGCGGACCCTTGTAAATACCAGTTGCGTTAGCAACATAATAGTTAAGACCATCTTGTGCTAGGGCTAGGATAGTTCCTGATCCACCCCAAGTTAATGTGGCAGAAGAACCAATACCAATTACTCTTTTAAGAGTTGATCCGTCTGCTTGAATGATTACATCTACACCATTGGCATCAGTTCCGCCTACAATTTGTGGAGTATTGCTTGCAGATACTGCAAGTTCCACAGTTGGCAGTAAAGTAACCTTACCTACGTTAAATACATCTACACCCGCTGATCTGTTAAAGCGGTATGGCACTGTCTCGCCTTGAATAGGCTCTTCAAATTTAATACCAGCACCGTAATGAAATGATGATTGAGAGCGTAGCCACCAACCAGTAAGTGATTGCTCACCTGGTTCTCTTTGTTGGTCAATCTGTTGTTTGCGATAAGGAGCAGTCTCACGCTTGTATGGGTACTTATCAGTAATGCCTAAGAAGAATGGCAGACCACCAATAGCAACATCATATGAGTTAGAGGTATTGATATAGGTTGTGCCGTTGGCTGCAGATGGTTGACCAATTGGATCAACAGGGCGTTCTGCAATATGTTTGTAGCCGTCAACCATTTATGCTCCTTAGATTAAATTAAGTGAATCAAACTTGTCTATCTGATCGTCAATAGTTGACGAAGGCTCGGAGGTGCAATCACCATCCCGTAGCATTATTCTGTAATTACTTCTACCCAAGAGGTAGTGTCTTCATCCCAACGATATACTTTGCTATCAGTTGGCATAGGTGCTGGTGCTTCCCAAAGATATGTTTCTTGATTTAAAGACCAAGATGAATACGGTTGAGGTGCAGCAAATCCTATGCCATCCCAAGTATAACCAATGCCAGCATAGTTATATCTAAAAGGAGTTCCACCCTCTAAATGAACGCCACCATTTGTATTTCGTGAAGTTCTTTTACATACAGAATTAAACATATTGCCATAGTAAGTTTCCCACGCCTCAGTAGAACCACCAATTTCCGTGCCGTCTATATCTATTTTGCTTATATTTTCATCAACACCAGTAAGAACTTCTATAACTATATTATTTTCATTTAGTAGTGCGTAATGAGCCATTAGAATGTCACCGTTCCTGTTCCTGCTGTAAACGAAGTAATCTTAAATCCACCTGACGGACCAGTTGTTGATGAAGTTAAACCACCACTAATAGTAGGAGTTAATGTGTCAGGATATTTAATAATAACTCTGCCGTCTTGACCTGCTTGTCTAGTAACGCCGCTTCTTCCATAGCCACCACCGCCACCGCCAATAGATGTTGAACCAATTCCACCATAACCTCCAGCAGAATCACCACAACCTCCTGAACCGCCCTCTGCATAAGTAACGGCAGAACCAGTAATTGAGTTAGAAGTTCCTGGTCCACCAGCAATACCATTAGGGTCACCGCCAGTAGTTTGGTCATTACCTACACCTGCTGAACCGCCACCACCTGCCGCACAATAGTTACTTGAAACGGGTTGTCCGTTACCGCTTCGGTAACCTTCTACTGGAGTATAACCGCCTTGATTACCAGAACCAGCCGCACCGCTAGTGGCGTTACCACCACCTCCTGAACCTCCTGCACCTCCAGCACCACCGCTACTGCTAGCGCCTTGTCCGCCGCCTGTTGATGATGTTGTATTAAATGTAGAGTTGCCACCTTTAGTTGCACCTGCACCACCGCTACCAACAACTACTGAATAATTAATTCCTCGGCTAAGTGTTTGAGAAGTAAAATATCTGTATCCGCCCGCACCGCCGCCGCCTGATGCTTGACCCCAGTAATTACCCCCACCACCACCACCAGCGACTACTAAGTAATCAACTAATAAATTACCACCTGAAGCAAATTGCCCATAGGCACGTGATGCGATTCCACCTCTTGCTGAAATTATTGGAGACACATTTACCCCTTAAGCGAATTTAGTTTGGCTTGCAAATACTGTAAAGGCTGCTGAACCTGTCTTAACTATTGTGTACACATAAGAGTCAACACTTGTTGCGTTGCCAGCAGTAGGTGCTGTTCCACCCTGCCACTTTGGAGTAACGGATGTGCCATCAATAGTAAAGGCTGATGCGTAATAAGCAGTTGATCCTTGAGTAACTAGGAAAGCAATAGTGATTGCATCACCTGTTACAAGGCTTGAGTTAAGGGTTGTACCTAAATCGCCTCTTACATTTAATGTCCAGTTGGCTGAAGCATTAGTTGTGTAGTAAAGAACACCTTGGGTTAAAGTATCAAAGTTAACCGTTCCTGTTGCTGCGGTAGCAGATACAGTCGTACGCTCTTCGGGAGATATAATTACAGGAGAAGTAAGGGTTTTGTTTGTAAGGGTGTCAGTGCTAGTAGCGGTAACAACTCCAGTAAGAGTATTACTTGATGCGCTGATAGTCTTATTTGTAAGGGTTTGAGTGTCAGTAGTTCCCACTACTGCACCAGTTACACCGTGTACTCCAGTTGAGTATGAGATATGTTGTTGCGTTTCACGAATATCTTGTGCTGAAATAACGTGGCGAACTACTGCACCTACGTTGTGGGCTTGTGCTGAGGTGCCGTCAATACCACGAGTGATAGTAAGGGTAAGGCCAGCAACGCCAGTAACGCTTACTAACTCCTCAGAAGGAGTGTCGTAGTCAACTGCTAAGGTAAATGGATAACTGCCAGGAAAGCCTGTAGTTGCTCCTACTGTCATAGTTGTTGAACCAGAACTTATGTTGCCTGTAAGGGTTGTATCTTGAGCAACAGATGAGTAATAACGATTGACGGCCATAGATTATCCTTATGAACTGTAGTGGGTGCGGGGAGGGAATTGCTCTTGTAGGCGACGTACTTCCACCTGCAAGCGTTGCTGATACAACTGATACATATAACGAGATATGTTTGCTGCTGAACCAATAGGATCGTTTCCTTGTTGAGCATCTGCCTCAGCAGTTGCTGCAGGTACACGACCTAGATCTAGGTAGGCTGCTGTTCTATAAGCAGCACCAAGAACAATTACTTCTCGTGATGATTCAGGCAATCCTGTAACTGTTGAAAATTCATCAGTATCATATTGTAGATTTGTAGGCTTCTTTGTGTAGGTAACCATAACTGTTCTACCTGGCACAATTCCTTCACGAATAGAAACAGTCTTACCTGAGTTCCAAGTTAATGGGTTAGCCATACGATCTACACGATAGTGTCTAATTGGTAACCATTCTTTAGATGGTCCAATTGTTTGCCACGATGCACCTAAGATATCAATTGCTTCTTGAGGTAGGGCATAGGTAGTAACAGTTGATTGGAAAGGAAATGAGGTGTAGTAAGTACCAAATAGATCTGGGTACACACCATCAATTGCAAGGTTAATATTCTTACGAACTACTGAGCGAGGAAAGGAAGGAGCAATAGTTACACGAGTGCCAACTGTATGCGCTGCTGGGTCTGTGTTACGAAATCCTCTGCCGTAGGCAGGGATTGTTGCTATGTTGGTAGTGCGGTCAAATGAGTCAACCCAGATTAACTCATCATCAATTTCAACAATACCTCTAGTAAGTACTGTGCCATCTTGAACCGTAAAGGTAAGGGCAGATGATGTTAGGGCTGCTGTCAAATATGTAGCCTGATCTTGACGGTTGGTATAACCAGTCAGGGCTAATGTTGTCTCATCAATAATGTCTGCGTATGTACTCACGATGCGATCTCCGCTGCTGCTTCGTTGATACCTAAACCTTTAGTACCAGCAAGTGCGTTAAGCACTCCTTGTAGGTCTAGTTTCAAATTGTTTCCGCTGTTGCGGCTGGCGTATAAAGTATTTAATGCACCCGCAATAGCAAAGCCAGTAGTTCCTGCCCAACGGTTAGCCGCACCTTGTGCGTCTAAAGATGGAACATTATTAACTAATGTGCCTGCCAAGCGGTTTAAATGATATGTGTAGGTTAAGCCATCACGGACTGCCATTATTTACCTTCCTTAAGTATCTCGCCAGTCTTAATATCCTTGCGAAGTTTTACTGTGCCATTCTTACGAAGGATGACGATTGCGCCATCCTTGATAAGAGACTTATTAAATCCATCGTGGCGCTTATGTTGGCCAGATGACATTATTTCTTTGTTCCGCCTACGCCTTTGTATAGGCCAGTTGGAGTTGCTGTTGGCTTACCAGTTAACTTATCGTCTAACTTGCCAATAGCAGTGCTGTTACATTTACACTCTTTACACATATTACTTGCCTTTCTTCTTAGTTCTTTTAACTGCAGCGTTATCAACCAAATTTGGATATGGTCTGCCTGCTGCTTTAGCCCTGGCTTTTGCCTCAGACTTTTGCGCTGGAGTTAAAGGAGTAGATTTTTTATTAGGATTCTTTTTATCCCAAAACTCTTTTTTCATTTCTTGCCTTTGTTTCTTTTAGAAATTGCGGAGGCTTTAGATTTAGCATCTGCTTTGCTAGATGCTCCCCAAGCCTGTAGGGAAAGTAGTAAGCGAGTTGGCTCACCATTTGGCTTGCGTTCAGGTCCTGGCATATTTCCCATACGAGCCAAGAAAGATGCTCTGCGTGGGTTATCACCAGATTTAACTGGTGGCTTTAAATTACTGCCTTGTGCCTTAGCACTGGCACGACCTTTTTCGTTTAAGCCACCTTTAGGATTTTTACCTTCTTTGCGTTGCCACGCAGGTGACTTAGCCATTACTTACTTTTCTTTGCTGGCAAAACCTTCTTAAGGTTTGGGTTAGCCTTCTTTGCTGCTGGAGATGCTTTGCGGGTAGCAGATGCGAGGATTGCACCAGCACGTTCCATCGGGATGCCTTGCTTCTTGGCTATTCCCGCTTGGGCTTTCTTGAAGCCCATTCCTTTTTTTGCTGTAGCCATAATTACTTAGCCTTCTTCTTAAGCATTGAGATACCTTTTTTAAGTTCTCTTGCTTTTTCTAATTTAGGTTCTGCTTTTTCTGCCATTGCGTATGCTTTTTTCTTCATCGCTGGTGTCATTTTTTTTGCTGCCATTAGATTGCTCCTGCCTCTTTCATCGCCTTAGCACTTTGCTTGGTGATTTTATCTGCCGCTGGCATAGCACCAGCGTCAAAAGCAACTCCCAGTTTCTCACTGGCTTCCTTCGCTTCATTAATCTTTTTCATAGAAGTTCCTGCTGGCTGGATACCTTCTGATCTAGCATCACGGTATGCTGATAGTTCAGCATCCCATTTCTTTTGGGACATAGAATCTGCCCGTCCAGCATCACCTGTGTTTAGTTCTAGTGTACGAACCTTGCAAGCAAAGCAGCCGTCAGTATAATTGACGTGCTTATAGTGATCTGAGAAAACGTCTTCGGTAATAAAAGGTTCTGGTTGAGTTGCTTTGCAGTTTGAACAACCGAATAAAGTTGGGATGGTATTATATTTTTCATCAAAGCCCCATTCTAAAACTTTTGAGATATGATTGCAGTTACTCATTTTTTAAGTTTCTCTTTCATAAAATCTATATTGCGTAGGATACGTTGTTGCTCAGGCCCATTGGCCTTAGCAGCGGTTTGTGCAAAAGTTAATGCTTCTTGGTAATATCCGAGATTAAACGCAGAGACTGCTGCCAGGTCGTAGGCTTTCCAATCCCAGACAGCGGCTTCGTAGCAGTAGTGGACTGAGCGAGGTAGTTCCATAACGTTAACAGAGGCATCTAAACAGGCTGTCCAATCTTTCCTTCTGTAAGCATCAATCGCTAATCCATACCAAGATTCACCTTCTTTAGGTAGAATCTCTATTCCCTTTTGGTACCAAGTGGTTACTTCTGCTTCTGGTTTCTTTAGATAAAACGCTGCTTCACCAAGCCAGCGGCAAGTGGCTGCTTGTTCTACATCCCACGCTTTATCTTTAAGTTCTAGTGTGCGCTGCCCTGCTCGCATAACATCTTCCCATTTGGAGTGGAAATAATATTCACGAGTCATATATGTCCACATACGTGGATCATCTGGGAACTCTTTAACACACATCTCAAGTAGGGGAAGGTATTGCCCACGAGACTTTGTGTTATCTGGTTCGTGTTTGATTACGGCATCAAAGATGTTGCAGGCTTTTGCTTCGCCTTCACCGTACCAAATCTGTACTTCGTGGCAAGGATACTTCCAGTTCCATCCCTGTCTTGAATGGAGTCTGTCTCTTTTCCATTGGCTACCAGTATCAATTGTGATCCAACCAAAGTCAGATCCTGGCACCCATTTGTCACGAATTTTTTTAAAGAAGTTCTTTTGAGGAACTTCATCTAAATCTAATATCACACAAACATCCGCATCTTCTGGAACTAATGCAAGTGCTGCGTTTCTTGCTGTGTCAAAGCGCCAAGGCTTTACACTAATTTGATGAACTGTTATTCCAAGTTCTCTGAGTTTTTCTTGAGTACCATCGGTACTACCAGTATCAGCAACAATCCGATAGTCAGCACCTTCAGTAGCCTTAGCAAACCTTTCACAGTGTTTGCTCTCGTTTAATGCAATTGAATATACGGCTATCTTCATAGAGTCCAGATTGTACCATATGTCCTATTCGCTTACTGTTGTTTCAGTTGGAACTACCGCATCCAACTCGCTCTGCGCCGTCAAGACATACTCACCCTGACCGCAGATATTGCACTTAGTAACTACTTGATTGTCCTCAGCGTTGCGAGTTTCAACATAGTAATGAGAGCAACACTCTGAACTGTATTCATATTTGATAGCCATTAGAACTCCTTAGAAATATAAACGAACTTCACCACGACCACCTGAGCCAGCAGTTCCACTACCAGTAGCAGCACCACCGCCACCACCGCCATCTCCACCATTACCGCCGTTACCAGATGAACCTGCTGCACCAACAGAAGAAAATCCTGCTCCGCCACCACCTGCACCAAAACCTGCACCTGTACCTACTGTCTGACCTGCGCCACCAGCGTAAAAATCTCCAGTACCTCCTGCGCCACCTGTTGCACTTCCAGAAGTTACAGCCGAACCACCTCCGCCAGTAATAATTCCAATTCCACTTGCAGCGCCAATGCGAGTGCCAGTAGGCAGGTTATTACCTGCACCGCCACCAGTAGAAACTCCACCAGAACTAGCGTTGTTTGTAGATGCACCACCGCTTGCGTATCCAACTTGCCCAACAGTTGCTGAAGGAGCACCCGTATAAGAGATAGAAGATGAAGTTCCTGATGCAGTTGTTGCACCTGCTGCAGCGCCACCGGCATTTTGATTGACTCCTGCTGTTCCACCTGAACCGCCACCAGCCATAACCATTCCGTAAATTGATGAATTGCCGCTTGCACCAGCACCAACAGTTGCAGTACCAGTACCGCCTGCACCGACAGTTACTGAGTTTGAAACATAAGTCCAACCAGCAGAGTATCCACCTGCTCCGCCACCGCCCACGCCACCACCAGCAGTGGCAGTTCCAGTTCCGCTTGAGACACCAACAACGCTGCTTGTATAAGTAAATTGAGTTGATGAAGCAGTTGTAACTCCAATTGTAAGATTGAGAGTTGAACCTGATGCGATACCTAATCCAGTAACTGTTACAGTTTGTCCAACAACAAAAGAATTATTTGCTGTGTAAGTAATTGTTGTTCCATTGCCAACAGCCGCAGTAACAGTTGCAGTTGCTGACGGAGGTGGAACTGCACCTGCTCCTCCACCACCAATTACGATTGCATAAACTCTATTGATACCAGCAGGAATATCAGTCACAGAAGCGGATGTTGTGTAAGTGCGTTGTAATTTGAGTCCATAAGGAGAATCGGTAAATTGTGAATTGCTATAAATTGATGCGCTCATAATTGTCTCCTAGTAGAAAAGGTAAAGTATTCCTGCGCCGCCAACATTTTGAGTTACACCTGCACCACCGCCACCGCCACCAAGTCCGCCAAGTCCACCCGTAGTTCCTGAAGCATTACCGCCATTTCCAGCAATACCCGCTCCGCCACCGCCAGCGCCACTACTACCTGAACCATTGGTTGTTGCCGTACCACCAGTTGTTACCGCACCAGTCAAAATGTTTATGCCATTACCACCAACACCGCCAACATTTGATGTTGTGGAATTGAGTGCTCTACCGCCACCACCGCCTACTAAACCTGAACCACCAGCGCCAGCCGTATTTGTTCCACTTCCAGCACCATTAGAAAGTCCACCAGCACCACCTGAAATACCGTCACCACCAGCGCCGCCAGCAACTCCATTAGTTGAACTGCCACTTCCAGAGGCTGCTCCAGAACCTGAACCTGATTTTGCTGGAGCAGTTCCAACAGTACCTCCTGGAATACCCCAGTAATTTGTTGAACCTGCACCTGAACCACCGCCACCGCCAAGAAATCCAGTGCTATAACCACCACCACCAGCAATAACATTGCCGTAACGGGTGTAATTGCCTGTAGTGCCACCAACAGGAGCACCAACCACACAAGATGTTGTGGCTAATGTCCAACCCCAAGCAACTCCACCTGCTCCACCGCCATAAGCACCAGTCGCACCAGCAGGACCGCCACCGCCAACTGCAATAGCATAAACAAATGTAATACCGCTAGGAATAGTTACAGTAATTGCGCCAGTTTTTTGAGCAGTACCACCTGAAACATAAGTACCAGTTGCAGCATTTGTAATTGTAAATTGAGTTGATGAGGCAGATGCAATAGTTGCATTTTGCAAATTGTAGGCAACTGGGTTTACATCATAAATTGAAACAGTATCGCCAGCAGAGTAACTATTTGCAACAGTATAGGTAACAGTTGTTCCGTTACCGCTTACATTTGTAATAGTGGACATTCCAACTTTTTGTTGTAAGCGCAATCCATAAGGAAGAACAAAGTGAGTATTAGTCCAAGGTGTGTAGTTTCCACCTTGCATACTGTTTCTGACTGGCTCACCTGATGAGCCTCTGCGTGATGGATTAGCCATTAGGAAATCCTGTTGATGTATCCTGAAATTGTAATTACTGAAGCAGTTGCTGCGAAAGCATAAGTTGTTGTGGCTGCTGAACCTGTTCCAGTCAAAGGTAATCCTGCAACGATTAGAACATCTCCTGATTGTGGAGCAAGGGTAATTGGCTTAGCGTGTTGTACTGAGCCTGTTCCGCCAAATTGAACTGTAAGTAAAACTGGAGAAGTAGATGTGTTATTTGCGTATAGCCAAACCTCATCAATAATAGATGATGAAGTGCCTGTGGCGTGGATAGTTGTACCAGTAGAGGCTGTCTGAACTACTGTGATTGGCTGACCCTGTGTTGAGCCTGAGAGAAGTACTTTGGTATATGTTGCCATTTATCTATCCTTATCCGAATACTTGCATTGAGATTACTGCTTGGTCTGTATCGTAAACTGCGTTTGAGCCTGCCGAGCCAGTCGCCCCAGTACTTCCAGTAGCACCAGTGCTACCAGTGTCTCCTGTAGGCCCTGTAGGGCCTGTAATGCCCTGTGAGCCTGTGGCTCCAGTTACTCCAGTTGACCCAGTGGGTCCAGTAGCCCCTGCGCTTCCAG